CAAATCGAAGACAGAATAACTGAACTCAGGGAAGAGGGTATGTCAGATGAAGATGCTATTCAAAAAGCACAAAGCGAGTATGATGGTCAAGTTAATCTAGTTGAAGATAAAGCACTCAAGATACACGAAAGAGCGTGCATGATCAATAAAGCAGATATCCAAAGGAAACTTAAGCAAGGTTGTTATCCAAGTGAGATAGTTTTATCTAAGGTAGTTGATCATCTTCAGGCTAACTACAATTCAAGTAGTCAGATTAGATCAACAAAGTTTTTCTGTCGTGATCTACTAACTGAAATCAATGATTGGACTTTGGAGGTAGCCAATGCAGAATAAGATTGCACGTATCCACGTGAACCAACACGTGATCAAAGCCAATGCAAAGTATGGTGAAAACAATCCCGTATTTACAATCAAACAAGGTGGCAAGAATACCTATTCACATAATGTCAGGGTAGTTGGCGAGATGGAATTAGTTTATTCCCCACATAAGCCACTTAGTTGTGGTGCTAAAGTTTGGATCGAAACACGAGGAGATATTGAATTAGATGGTAAAAAAATCGCACTCAATCCTTGTAACGAAGAACCTTTAATGACTATAAAAGATGAAACTACTGTCAAAAAAATTTATGAGGGTGGTAAATTTTCTATGGAATTTGTTAGAAAAAAACAAAGGCAAATAAAAAATAAAAATAAATTATCTGCTTGTTTATCTAGTTAAGATAGTTTACTAATCTACCTAGCTACTAATTAAGGTAGCATAACCAAAAAGGCTTTTAGCCTAGAAAGAAGAAAAATTATGGATAGCATAATTACTGCAGACGAACAAGAACGTAGACTAACTAGTGTTTCAGGTGGTTTAAAATCAAGTAGTGAACACCATCACAATAATCCTTTTGATGTATCATTATTTACTGATAATGCAAAGATCAGAAGAATACCTTTATTCGCATATGATGAAGATGAATACGGTGTTGGCAATCAGGTTAAGTTAAAAAACTATTCAGGTTTATATAATGAAAGCTTGAATGAAGTTTTACAATCTCGACCTATTGCAGATACTTATAAACTTGTTCCTCATCAAGATTTGTTTTCTTTACAAGCTGATATTTTGGATAAAACAGATTTACCAAAACAAAATATACGTGTTGAAGATAAGCTTATTAATGGTGGCTTACAAGCACAAAGAACAATCTACTATGATGATTTAGCTATTCCCGTTAGTAATTCAAAAGATATAGTTAAGGCAAGAATAGACGTTTTTAATTCTGTTGATACCTCTTGGGCATTTCAAGTTTTTTCAGGAGCGTATAGAAACCTATGTAGAAATACTTTGGTATTTGGTGGTGAAAAATCATATCATCAAAAAAAGAAACATACCTTAAATCTTTCACCATCTGCTATGATCCAAAAGTCAGGTTTGGGTTTATCTATGTGGCATCATCAAAAAGATTTAATGTTGAATTGGAGAAATATACAAGTATCAGATCAACAATTTGCAGATATGTTAAAACAAACTATTTGCATTAAAAAAACTAAATCAGCAGAAGTTGGTATCAATCCCGTTAATGAAACTAAGCTTAATTATCTTTTAGGTTTATTTGATGAAGAAAAGAAAGAGTTAGGTTCAACTCTTTGGGGTGCATATAACGCCTTAACTCATTGGTCAACACACACAGATTATAAGGTTGAAAGATACAATGAGGAGACACATAAACTTGAGACTATCTCAGGTGGTCGCCAAAATGCTAACAAACCTAATGTAGAAAGACAAAGAGCAGATAAAGTTAGAGAAATATTAACTAGTGATGCTTGGCAATCTTTAGAATTGGCTTCTGCCTAATGAATGATTTCATCGCAAATATATCAAGACTACTAACAATAGTCTTGGTTATCTTATTACTAAGCTTTTTAATTTAATTAGGAGAAATTTATATGACTATTGATAAAACCAAATTGCAAATATGTGTTGTTTGTAATCAAACTATTCAACCTAAGTATCTAGGTAAAGATAAAGACAATAACGATGCTTATTGGTACGAGGGAAATAACGCTTTACCTATTGCTGATGGTAGGTGTTGTGATCCTTGTAATGGCATTGTCGTTGCTGATCGTATTGCTAGTGTTAGAATTGCACAATGGGAGATGAAACAATGAAACGTTACCACTTAAAAAAAATGTCTGATCTTTTAGATACTTTGGAGATTGTCTCTAATAACGCTAAAAATAAAGGTCATCGATCAGGTTTTAGATGTCATCAATTAGCTAAAGAATTAGCTGATCAATTTAATGTCTTTGTTCCTACTTTGACAACAATAATAACTAACAAAGAAAATAAAAATAATCCTACTAAGATTTCAGGTAATCATCAAATGACAAAAGGTGAACATGAAATTTACAAGGTTATTAAATCAGGTGTTAGAATTAAAGTTAAAGACATACACGACTTAAAATTGACTGACAAAACATTTAACACGATTAGACAATACGTATTTATTTTAAGAAAAAAAGGATATGTACAAAGTATAAATGTTATTGGAAAGCATTATAAATATTATAAGGCTATGCCATTAAGTTTTAATACAATGGATAGAAATTTAGTTAATAAATTATCTGTTTGACATTAAAAAATAAATAATATTATAATTAACCATGCTAGGAATAATCTTAGCGTGGTTTTTTTAAACCTTAATTTAAGTAGAAAAGGAAATCCAAAAATGGAAACGAAAACATACTTAATAAAAACTAAATTTGATCATAAAACAAAAGAACTCGTTCAAGATGATCCAAACAGTTTAACAATTCAATTTAAAATAATGGATAAATACGTAATCCTTGAAATAGTTGGAAAGTTAAAAGATCGAACTATCGAAGAGTTTACGCATCAAATAATATGTAATAAAGAACAAGATATTACTATTCTTCCTGCTATAAATGATCAGGTTGCACTTGCTGATAATGTGGAAAGTGTCTATCAAGATCGAGTTTTTATAGATCGGGGTAGTGATATTATAAGCAGTAATGATCTATCTGAAAAGAATGATAAAACTTATCAATTAGGTTTACACGGTCAATTAGATTTAGAAGATATGATTGCATCTAAAAAGGAGGGTTCATAAATGGGATACTTTTTTAAAGAACTATTAGATTTATTTAAATGGATGTCTTTTGGTTTCACTCTTGCTTATTGTATGGCTAGTTATCATGGTTTGGATACTAGCTTTTCAAGTTTGTGGGGTTAATCATGGCTTATTATTTTAAATGTATGGAATGTAATTATAAAGAAACCTTTAATGATACTTTTGAAATTCCAATTGTAGCATTGGAGGGATCACTAGCAGATAATGAAACTGTAATTTGTGATGGTTGCATTTCAAACAAAACTAGGTTAAAAGGTAATCATATAATAATTAATAGGAGTAACAACAATGCAAACACTTAATTTAACATTGGAAGATATGCCAAGCAGAGATAAAAAGCTTTCTAATATCGTTAAGGTTGAAAACTTTAAAAGCAGTAAATCAGGCTTACCAATTGCTAACCAATTTAGAATTACTTTACAAAATGGAATTGAAGTATTTCAAAGTTATAATTCTATTATCTGCGTTAAAGCTAATAATGAAATCTATTTAGATTATGATAGATGGAATTATTCTAGAACTACTTCAAGATATAGAAATCAATTCCTTAATGAAACTACAGTTGAAACAGTTAAGAAGATCGGTTTAGGTCAATATGCTTGCGTTCATCTTAATAAATAACTGTTAACCTTTTACCTCCCCCAAAGCCTCCTAGATTAGATTCTAGGGGGTTTTTCTTTTGTGTAACCTAATATATATCTAATTGGTTGTTTATGTTGTGTATTCTCTTGTTATGGTGTTTGGGTTATTGTTCGCAATGGTACGAGTAACAACACCTTTTTAGGTTTAAGTTGTATGAACTAAAAGAAATAATTGCATCAAGACAGAGAAATCAACCAATAAGACAATACTAGTTGACCAAAGGAAACCACAGTTAATAAAGTTGGGTTATTTCGTGGGATATCGTGAACCTATGGTATTAATAATAAAAAAATCCCAAATAGGCACTATAGGGTCACGGGGACCCCCCACGTATACGTTAGCAAAGTCGCCATATTTTTATGTAAATGAGTTACTTGTACAATCTATTTGCATCCCTTTGGGATATCCCTATAGAATACAGGTGTGTATGGGTGTATCCCCGGAGGTGTTACTCCGATTATATCCATCTTATCGGAAAAGTCAACCCCCTAAATTTTTTATTTGACATTTATATACTCTGTACGTATAATCTGTGTATCAAGACTAGTTTCGAGCAGCAGCAACCAAAGAAATCTAGTGCTTTGGCTCAAGCTTAACGTTCTTGACACACTCTAATAACACGGAAAAGACTATGTTTGAAGCACTTGTGCTAATTTGCACGTTAGGACTACCCGAAATACATCTGAATTGTGAAGAAGTAAGAGACACAAGAGGTCCTTATGCTACCAGACACCGATGTGAAGTACGAATACAAGAGATGTTAAAAGATTTACCTGAATATAGACCATATTCTTACCCAAAAGCGTATAAATGCGATGAATTTACTACCCCAAAAAACCACCCAGCGTGAAATATCACCCCAACAAGAAGAATTTCTGACCAATCTGTTCGAGAATGGTGGCAATGTCACGGATGCTGCACTATCTGCAGGCTATTCTAAGGGTAGTGTCACGTGGTTAAAGACCAGTTTAGCCGATGAGATAATCATCCGTACAAAGAACGTACTGTCTATGCACGCTTTTAAGGCTGCTACACGCCTAGTAAGCACAATAGACAACCCAGTACCCGAAAGAGGAGACGACCTACGCTTCAGGGCTGCAGAATCGCTTCTAAACAGGGTTGGCTTGGGAAAACAGGAAACAACCAACGTAAATGTACAGGCAGTTCACGGAATAGTTCTGTTGCCGCCAAAGAAAGACGTTGTAATTGACGGATAAACCCCAGAGAGGTCGCCCTAAGAAGGCCGCCGAAGAACCAAAGCAAAGATATTTTCTGTCCAGAGCCGAACAAGCCAGACGACAGACCCAGAAAAGATTACGTGATGCAAAGAAGCGTGCAGATAAAGTAACCAAAGTAGCAGAAAGTAAAAGAAGATATGCCAGAAAGCTTGAAGAGAAAGTTAATAAAGTTGAGAAAGCTCTTAAGGGGGATGCAACTACCGTTATCGATACAGGGGAGTTGGCAAGTCTTCCTCCACCTGTCCAAGAACTCGTGGGAAATCGTGAAATTGTGTTTCAACCGAATGAAGGACCTCAAGAAGAGTTTCTATCATCGGGTGAAAGAGATGTTCTCTATGGAGGTGCTGCTGGTGGGGGAAAATCTTTCGCCTTGTTGGCAGACCCCCTTCGCTATTGCACTAATCCTAATCATAGGGGTCTTCTTCTTAGGCGTACTCTTGACGAGCTTACTGAGTTAATAGACAAATCCCGTCAACTGTACCCCAAAGCGTTTCCCGGTGCGAAGTTCCGAGAGTCAAAGTCAACGTGGCACTTCCCATCAGGAGCAACTATTTGGTTTACCTATCTAGACAAAGACAAAGATGTAACCCGATTTCAAGGACAAGCTTTCAACTGGATAGGGATAGACGAGATAACCCAGTACCCAACACCCTACGTGTGGGATTACCTGCGATCAAGATTGAGAAGCACAGACCCAGAGTTACAAAAGAGTTTGTATATGAGGTGTACTGCCAATCCGGGTGGCATCGGTGGGTGGTGGATTAAGAAGATGTACATCGACATAGGGGAACACAACAAACCGTTTCCTGCAGCAGATGTCGAAACAGGCAAGTCATTCATGTGGCCGCAAGGACACGAGAAGGAAGGTCAACCTTTGTTTTATCGTAGGTTCATTCCTGCGAGACTGACAGACAACCCGTACTTAATGGCAGATGGACAATATGAAGCTATGCTTCGTTCACTACCTGAAATAGAACGGAAGAGATTACTTGACGGGGATTGGGATGTAGCCGATGGTGCAGCCTTCCCAGAATTTAGTAGAGCAAAACATGTGGTGGAAAGTTTTGAATTACCAACAAATTGGCCGCGAATACGTGCCGCTGACTACGGGTATGCGAGTCCTTCTTGTGTCTTGTGGGGTGCTATTGATTGGGATAACAATATATGGATTTATCGTGAACTGTACGTAAAACAGTTGACAGCAGAGCAATTAGCTGATAGAATACTAGAAGCAGAGCAGTTCGACCCTCTACCTCACTATACAGTACTTGATTCTTCCTGTTGGAATAAGACAGGCTTTGGTCCTTCTATAGCAGAAACAATGATGAGATGTGGAGTTCGTTGGACACCCTCTGACCGTAATAGAATACAAGGCAAAATGGAAATACATCGTAGGCTTGCTGATGATCCAAGAACAGAAGAACCTAGATTACGAGTGTTTTCTAATTGTAGCAACACTGTCAAGCAATTGGCAGCAATTCCTCTTTCCAAAACTAACAGCGAAGACGTAGACACTAAAGCAGAAGATCACGCATACGATGCTCTAAGGTATATGATGATGACAAGGATGACAGGGTATGCAACGATTCATCAAACGCTTAATGGTATTAAGGCTCAAGTCTATCAAGTACAAAATGAAACATTTGGATACTAGTAAATGGCAGTAGAATTTGACATTGGAACATTAACTCCAGAAGAAACTACCATTCTTGGTGATTTTAAATATATCCAAGAAACTTTGTTTCCTGATGGTAATATTCCTCCTGTAGAAGATATACAGGATTTACTTACAAATGGTAATCCTACAATAAAGGATGCGTACATTGGTAAGTTCTATGCGAGTGGTGTTCCTACTGATCCGTTTCTATTAGAGCATCCTGATACGAAAGAATTTGCAGCTAAATTTTCACAAGCTTTTTCTCAAAACGTAAGAGACACTCCGACTCTTATAAAAGGTGCAGGTCCTCAAATAAAAGGTGTAGCACGACAGTTCGATTTAAATACATCGTTTAAAGACTTTTCTTCGGCTGTTCCAAAATCTACTAAGAGTATGAAGACAGCATTTAAACCTTTAAAGAAAGCAGTAGAAAATGTTGTTTTAGGACAGTTTCCAAAAGCAGGAAAAGCTGGTGGTAAAAAGCTAGGTAAAAAATTAGGTGCATTAACTCCTCAGTTAATTCAAACAATGGCTAATAACATTCTTCTTATAGAAGACGAAGTAACGAGACACGCTGTTATAGCGTCTTTGTTTGGAAGTAGATCAGTTGACATAACTGGTATGAGAACAACTAAAGAGTTAGGCGATAGAACGGCTATAAAAAGACCTTACTACGAACCATCAACAGGAACTCAAGTCAATCCAGATAGATCAGGTAGAAAAAAAGCAGGGCCATCAAAAACCTTACCACCTGTAACACAACAAATATTTAACACTAGACATGCCGCAGCAGGTGTTACTGGTGAGATGTTTCCAAAAATGGATAATGCAACACTTAATGCTGCTTTAAAAAAATATGTCTTTAAAGATTTACCAAAAGAAATAACTGATCTTCTTGATAGAACCCCAAGCACATATACAGATTTAAGACGTATAACAGCAGCGTTTGTTGCAAACCAATTAGGTGACCCTAAAGCTGCATCTGAGATCATAAGTCACAAGCAAGTTCAAGGTGGCATGTCTCTTGATGAAAAAATAGACGAGGTCATGGTTAAGTTCTATACAGATATAGATGATCCTAAAGGCGACATGAAACGTACAAAAGGATTGTTATTATTTGAAAGAGAGTTAGCTAAAGGTATAGGTCAAGGCGAAGCTTTAGACGGAAAATCATTAGCTAGTGCGTTAGGTGTAAAGACAGCAGATAATTTTAATTATAAATATCCTTTAACTGCTCTTAAAACACCACCTGATACTTTTATAGATAATGAAAATATTAAACTGACTGATGCTACGTCAGAGGATATAAAAACTAGTGGTCAACTTCTTCAGTCATCAGGTAAATTAACACAAGCTAGTATAGATGAAAAAACTGAACAAAAAATATCTAACATTAATAAACTAAAAGCTAGTAACTTATCTGCTACTGAACAAAATCTAATACAACAAGCAAAAAATTTAGGCTTAGAATCTGACATAATTACAAAACAAAAAGAAGTAGGTAAGTCGAAGGAAGATTTAGAAGAAGAATTAAGAAAGAAAAATACACCCGATAGAAAAAAAATATTAGATGATGCTATCGTAAAAGATGCAACAATTACAAACAACTTAGTTCCCAAGAAAAAAAGAGGTATCAAACAAGGCATCAGTGGCTCTGACGTTGTTAAAAAAATAAAATCTACACCAAAGATACCTTTGTTGGGATACTTTCTTACTGCAGGAGCAGCAGGAGCAAGTCAGTTTGTTTACTTTGATCAAGCAGTAGGTGATGAAATGTCACGGTCAGGAAGAAACCAAGATGAAGCTGAACGTTGGGTTACTATGAACAACTATGCAGATATGACTCCTATAATAAGTGATATAAAAGCTACAGCCGAGTTAGCCTACGATACTCCAAGTGCAATGAAAAAAATGTTTTTCCCAGATGACCCAGACAAAGCGTTATCTGAACTTACTGCATATAAAGCTGCAGATACGAGACCGAGCAACAATCCTATGAGCTATTCAGAAAAAGTTCAAGCTAGGAGGGAACAGCAAAGTCAAGACCAGCAGATGACTGATCTGCTATCAACTGGCACATATACTTAAAAGGAGATAAAAATGCCTGACAATAACTATAACTACGGTGCTGCATACATAATGGGCAGTGACAAAACTTCAGTTGATGACCCTATGGGATCAAATCAACTAAATAGAGAAGGAAAGGACTTTGACATGACTAATACTGGTAACAATGAGTTACAGGTAAACATGCCAAAGAAACAGTCTAAGCCAACTGTTGAAGCTTCTCTTTTTGCAATGGCAGACGATAAAAACTACTTCTAAGTAAGGACTACATATGTCTGATAACTTTTTAAATTCAGAAGATGAATCTGATACTACTACTGCTATGGCTAATGCTGCAGAGGTTATGCCCGGATTAGCTGGATATATAAAAAGTAGATTTGAAGATTCTGAAAACGGTAGACGTTCTCACGAACAGAGATGGCTACAAGCGTATAAAAACTTTCGTGGCATTTATGATTCTACTACACAATACCGTGATTCTGAAAGATCAAAAGTATTTGTCAGAATAACTAAAACTAAAGTTCTTGCAGCGTATGGTCAAATTGTTGATATACTATTTGCTAACAAAAAATTTCCTATCATTGTAGAGCCTACTCCTGTACCTGAAGGCATTGCAAAATTTGCCCACATGGAAACTCCTCTTGATCAAATTATGGAGCAACCACAACAACCTCAAGATCAATATGGTTACGAGGGCGATGGTATGGAGCTAAAGCCGGGAGCTACTTCAGCAACTCCTCTAGATTTTCTAGGAGGTATGGCAAGCAAGTTTCCCCCTGACGCACCTATAAAAGAAGGTCCGTCTTTAGCAGGAGAACCACAATTAACTCCAGCGGCTGAGACTGCACGCAAGATGGAACAGATGATACATGATCAGTTACTAGATAGTAATGCAGTAAATGTATTTCGTCATGCTATATTTGAATCATCTCTTTTAGGCACAGGAATAGTTAAAGGACCTTTTAACTTTAACAAAAAAGTTCATAAGTGGGAAAGAGACGATGAAGGTAACAGAGAGTATACGCCCTATGAAAAATCAGTTCCAAGAATAGAGTCTGTATCTGTATGGGATTTTCATCCTGACCCATCAGCTACAAGTATAGAAGATTGTGAATACGTAATACAAAGACATCGTATGAACAGGCAACAGCTTAGAGGTTTAATTCAAAGACCTCATTTTGATCAAGTTGCAATAGAAGATTGTCTTGCAAAAGGACCTAACTACGAAGACAAATACTACGAAGATACTATTAGAGAAGACGAAACTGAGCCTTACTATCAAGAAAATAGATTTGAAGTACTTGAGTATTGGGGTGTTATCGATGCTAAATTTGCAGATGAAGTAGGTGTAGAACTTCCTTTAGGAGTATCAGAATTAGATCAAGTTCCTGTAAACGTTTGGGTATGTGGAACAATGATTCTCAGATGTGTTCTTAACCCATTTACTCCATCGAGAATACCATACCAAGTATTTCCTTTTGAAATTAATCCCTATCAAATGTGGGGAGTTGGTGTAGCAGAGAATATGGAAGATGCACAAATGCTTATGAATGGTCACGTAAGAATGGCTATTGATAATCTAGCACTTGCAGGTAATCTTGTATTTGACGTAGATGAAGCTAGTCTAGTTCCCGGGCAGAACATGGACATATTTCCCGGAAAGATATTCCGAAGACAATCTGGCGTGACAGGAACTGCAATTAATGGTCTTAAATTTCCAAACACTGCAGGTGAAAATATACAGATGTACCAAATAGCTCGTCAACTAGCAGACGAAGAAACAGGTATACCATCTATTATGCACGGTCAAACAGGAGTAACAGGCACAGGTCGTACTGCAGCAGGACTATCTATGTTGATGGGATCAGCAGGATTGTCCATGAAGACAGTCATAAAAAACATAGATGACTATTTGTTAAAACCTATGGGAGAAGCTTATTTTCAATGGAACATGCAGTTCAACGAGACTGCAGAAGATTGTGAAGGTGATCTTGAAATTAAACCTCGTGGGGTAGCTGCTGTAATGCAGAAAGAAGTAAGAAGTCAAAGATTAACAGCGTTGTTGCAAACAGTTATGAATCCTACCCTTGCACCATTTGTTAAGATACCAAACTTAATGAGAGAGTTAGCTATATCACAAGACATTGATCCAGATAGTTTAGTTAATGATGTAAATGAAGCACAGATTTACGCAGAGATATTGAAAGGGATGCAACAAGATGCTCAACAAGGAACAGGCGGCGAAGGTGGCCCCCCTAGTCAACAACCCACAGATATGGCAGGGTCTGGAGGAGTACCTCCTCAACCTCAAGGAACTAACAGTCAAGGGCTTGGTAATGGCACAATCGGAGTCGGAGCTACGCCAACTGCAGGGGAAGCTGGTTTTACTGGAAACCCTACTCAATTTGAAGAATAACGTAGAGAAAGTTAAAAACAATAATGGGATTTAATACTGGTAATGGAAGTTTTGATCGGCTCTTAGAACGGGCTAGAACGAGAAGACTAGCTAAAGATGCTGTCTCCGATACTACCATTAATGTTCAATCATCTGAAGAAAAGCAAGGCAATGAAGACACCGTAAAAACTGAAAGTCAACTTATGGATGAATTATCAGGATTAGGTGTTGAAGCTGCAACAGCAAGTTCGCTATCTGCATCGACTAGTCCACTAGGACAGGCAGTTACTGAATCTGTTGCTGAATCCCATCTAGGAATAGCTACAACAGGTATGACTGTCGGGGAACGAGGTCAGGAGATTGCAACTCAAGGACAAACTTTTAATGACAGAATTGCAGAAGCTTTTAGTGGCACGGGTGGTAGAGAGTCATTAACAACAGGTATGGGTCTTGCAACGTATGGTGCATTTAAAGCAGGACAAACAGAACTAGCAAAAGGATTATTTCAAGGAACACAAATGTTAAGTGGCCCTGCTGGTATGGCACTTAATATTATAGGACCATCACAAAAAGACCCAATGGGATATAACACAGCAATGGGCAGTGGTGCGTTTAGAGCCACATCTAATAAACTAATGGGAATACATTATGACACTGCTGACAAGATAAGGCAGGGTATAGCAGGATATGAGCAAGGAAGAATAGGTAATCAAACAATAAGTATGACTCCCGGACTTTTTGGAATAGGATCAGTTCTTAGTGGTAATGTACCAAAAGGATTAACTGCTAGTATGTTTAGTGATATGATGGATCAAGCAAAACAAACAAGAGACGATTTAGATGAAGAAGGTGGAGCAGCAGGAGGTACAATAAATGACTTATCTAATTTTACAAGTCCTCAAGCTGCAATGGAAAAAGGTGGTATAGGAGTTGACAGTTTTAGTAATACAACTGAAGCAGCTAAAGCAGGTATAGGATATTCTTCTTATGATCCAACGGGTAATCCAACTGGTGCAGCACCTGCAGGTTCACAGTATAGCTACACTGGTACATTCAGCACAGATAACAATGACAGTGATAACAATAGTAACAACGATAGTAATGAACATTCAGATAGTTCTACTGAAAGTGGATACTCTGATTATTCATTCAATGATGGTGGTCGCATTGGCATGAACATGGGAGATAGACCCGGAGAAACAATGGGAGGTACACTACCTCAACAACCACCAACGCAACCTCAACAAACTGAAGTTGTAGCTGATATGGGATTTGTAGACTTTGATCCTAATGCTCCAGAAGCTGAAACTGTAAATGATAAGTATCCTAAAGAAGCAAGAAAAGATGATTTTGTTATAAACGCACCTGCAGTAGAATTTGCTGGAAAACAAGATATAACTAAAATGATTGTAGATGCTGTCGAAAGCCTAAGACAAAAAGGTATTGAAGTTGTAATGGGCGACCCAAAAGTACCACTAAAAGAACAAGCACAGATTATTGTAGCTCAAAATGAAGCGATGATCCCGAAAGTAGTTGCCGAAGAGATAGGATATGACAGGCTACGTAAAATAAACAATAGAGGTAAAAAAGAAGTACAAAGAAGAAAAGAAGAAGCTGAAATAACAGATGAAGAAAAACCACAAGCTCAAATGGCATCAAAAGGTGGTTTTATTGGGATGGCAAAAGGTGATACACCCTATTATACTAAAGCAGAAAGAGATAGATTAAGTGATAATCTGTATGCAGGAGACCCTGTTCCTTACGATGACCAAGAAAGAGGTGTATATCGTATTCAAGATGAAATGGATAAGTCTGCTCCCTATAAATATTCTGAACCTTCTAGTGTTAGGGAGCAATTATTAAATAATCCTGTAACTCCTTTTAATAAAGGAGAAACAGAAACATATACTGCTCCCCCTCTTCCTCCAGAATCTATGACAGCAGAATATAAAAGTGGAACACGATTTGGTGATACGGAAACAGGATTCCAATACTTAAATCAAACAGGTGACAATGAAGGAAAACAAGGTCAAGGATTTAATGATTTACTTTTGGCAGGTCTTAGAGATAGGAGAAGCTTAAGTGATTTTTTAAAAGTTTCTGATTACGGAGGTGTAGGCAGATCACAAAAAGCTGCAGGAGTTTATTTTCCATACCGTAACAAAATTGCCATAGCTGATAAAAGTATTCAAATGGCAGGTATAGGAACTCCCGGATTGGCAGGAGATACAGAAGTACATGAACTTATGCACAAAGGAGCTAATTTACTAAGCAAAGACCCTACCTTTGATTGGAATGTATATATGTTTGGTAATAAAACTTTTGGAAAAGCCGATAGTATAGAAGCGGCTAAAGCTGAACATAGATATATACAGTCAGTAGTAAATACAGCTTTTATAGATAGAGAAATTGCCGACAAAACGCAAGATGATGAGTACTATGTACGTAAGGCAAATCAATATTTAGACATGGTACTTGCCGATATAGAAGAGACTAGAAAAACTAACGGGTATGCTGTTTACGATGAATCAGACGTAGCTGAAGCTAAACAGAGAATAAAAGAAAGAGAAAATAAATTAGAAACTTCTAAAAAAACTATTATGTTAGCTGAATTAACTAGAGTTTATAATCAATATTTTAATGATTCTGACAGAGAATTTTTTAATGAAATGTTTAAGTCATACAATAAAGATGAATTTGCAAAAAGACAAAACATTATGTTTGGTGGTAAATTTGAAAATTTTGAAAATGGCATAGAAGATTTTATAGAAGTTAATAAAAAACGTAATCCAACTAAAGGTTATTTTAGTTCACAAAGAACAGTTGCAGATTTTGATACAGATAAAATACATGATAATTTTAGTTTACAAGATGTGACCGATCTTTTTAGATTAAGTAATTTTGTAATGATGAATAACACAGAAACGGTAAGTTTTATAAACGCAATGAAAGATGTTGCACCTAAATCTACTAGAAATTTAAAAGAAATGTATATTAGTCCGGGTCAGACATTTGATGACGTAAAACCCATGAAGAAAGCAGAAGGTGGATTTATAAGTATGGCAGACGGTGGTTCTGTCGGAGATGAAGACTATAGTGATTTTAGTAGTTTCTCTGTTTATAACAATGATCAAGATGGTATGAATATAATCGAACAAATGAATCCTGAATTTAAAAAAAAAATTCAAGGTATTATGAGACGAGGAGTTAAGAGAGGAACAGTTGAAGCTCTAATAGATAGCTTACCAGAAAGAGAAGCTTTAGCTCTAACTATATTTGCTGAGTCTGTTGTGTCAGAAGATTCTCCTGATGCTATGAGAGCTATAGGAGAAACAGTTTTAAACAGAGTAGATGATAGAACATATTCGTTTAAAAATGTAAATACTGTAAAAGATGTTTTAAAAAGCAGATCAACTAAAGGCGAAGGTAGTAAGATGTTTTCATACGAAGGTCTTGAGCCAAAACGTTTAACACCTAGACTACCTGAAATGCTGAATAATACATACTGGCAAAAAGCATTGACTGCAGCAGATATGGCTATGGACAAATCACCTGACAGAGAACGATTTAGATTAAGAGATGATATATTTACCTACGCAAAAGTAGGAGAAGCATCAGATCGTCTTAAAGCAAACAAAAGAAACGAATACTTTACTACTATAGGTCAACACGACTTTTACAGTAGAACACCTGAAAAAGGTGGAAGAATATCAAGTGAAACAATGGGAGAATCCCCAGAGTTTTACAGATAATTCGTCAGCTACCCAGTAATATCACTGGCCCTGACAAACCGAAGCAGCTACCCACAGCCATGTGGCACTGCAATAAATGAGGTAAATACAATGGCAAAACAAGTAAAAGGTGCAAGAGCATATAAACCCAATGACTCCTTCGGAGTAATAAACAATCCAAATCTTTATAAAAACAAATACCGAGAGGAAGTTGATAAAGAAGATGAGGATGAAGTAGAAACAAAAGCAGAAGACGTTGGCACTTCAGAAGAAGCTACCCAACAAGAAGGTTTTGTGGAAACTAAACAGGAAGAGAGTCCTGAACACGATTATAAAAAACGTTATGATGATTTAAAAAAACATTATGACAGTAAACTTCAAGAATGGAAAAGTGAGAAAGCAGCTTTGAAAACAACTGCAGAGCAGATGGATTTAGACCCTGCAATTAAACTTCCCAAAAGTCCTGATGAACTAGAAGAGTTCAAAAGTAAGTATCCCGATGTGTATGCAGTAGTGCAAACCGTAGCGGCAATGCAAGCTCAAGAACAATCTCAAAGTTTAAAAAAGGAACTTGAAACTATAAAAGGTCGTGAAAAGGAAATGGAAGTTCAAAGTGCATACAAAGTATTACTTGCCGCACACCCTGATTTTAATGACATCAGGAATAACGAAAAGTTTCTTTTGTGGCTTGATGAGCAACCAGAATCAATTTCTGAGGGTATAACTAAGAATAACACTGATAGCAAATGGGCAATCAGAGTTCTTGATCTTTACAAAGCCGATACTGGCTTAAAAACAAAGTCTAACAAATCTAATGCGTCTGCGGCTGAAGCAGTTAGAACGCCAAGTTCTAGAGAAGTTCCAACTGACAAAAATGCAAACAAAAAGATTTGGAAGATGGAAGACATCGCCAAACTGAAATCGTGGGAGTTTGAAAAGCTTGAAAAAGAAATAGACCTAGCACGAGCAGAAGGGCGAATAACTCAATAAACTAACCTCAAATAGAGGAAGGATAATACAATGGCTTTTACTACAAGTTCAGGGTACGGAAACTTACCGTCAGGTAATTTTGCTCCCTCAATTTTTAGCCAAAAAGTTCTTAAGTTCTTCCGTAGAGCTTCGGTTGCAGAAGATATTACGAATACCGACTATACTGGCGAAATTGAAAACTTTGGCGATACTGTTAACATCATAAAAGAACCAACACTCACTGTGTCTGCGTACCAGAGAGGTTCTGTTGTTAACCCTCAAGACTTGGCTGACGATCAAATTACATTGACCGTTGATCAAGCAAATGCTTTTGCATTTAAAATAGACGACATCGAAGAGAGACATTCACATGTCAACTTTGAAGCATTAGCAACTTCTTCAGGTGCTTTTGCTCTAAAGAGAAAATTCGATGCTAATATACTACAGTCTATGTCAGACGGTGCAGGTATTGCAGGTGCTGACGATGCAAGTTTATCAGGTGGACTAACAACTACTAATACAGCTTTAGGTACAGCATCTGCTCCTATTAACGTGGAGACAAATGATGCAGGTATCAACCTCATGCTATTAATGGCAAGAGTGCTTGACGACCAATCTGTGCCAGAAGAAAATAGATGGTTTGTTGCTCCTCCAATCTTCTACGAGAAGATGTTTCAAGCAGGTAATAAGATGGCAGAAGTACAGGTAACTGGCGATGGCTCTTCAAACCTAAGAAACGGACTTGCAACTCCGGGTACACTTGCAGGATTTAGATGCTACAAGTCTACTGCATTAAATAGTACAGCAGGTACAGATCAAGTAACATTATCAGGTGTCGCAACAGACGCTTCTGAGAATGTTATCTTAGCAGGTCATATCTCTAGTACTTCTACAGCGTCTCACATCGCTAAGACTGAAGTGGTACGTTCAACTGAATCATTCTCTGATGTTGTTAGAGGGTTACATGTCTTTGGAAGAAAAGTTCTTAGACCTGAAGCTCTTGTACGTGGCATCATAGATTTTGCATAGGAGGGATAACTAATGGCTACTTTTGATCACACCATAACTGGTGGGGGAACTGTAGGTCACCCTGCTCACGCAATCAGACCTTACATCGTTCAGTCCAAAATATTTGATGCGGCTGACGATAACCTTACAGCTAACGATGTCATCAAGGTGATTGATCTTCCTGACAACTCCATCGTTCTTGGTGGTTGTCTTGACGTTCTTGAAGCTGGTGGTTCTAGTGTGACTTTTGATGTTGGAATTAGTACTGACATTGACGCTTTCTGTGATGGCGTTGATGGAAATGCTGATGCCATCTACAACTTTCACCCTACAGCTGCAGGTATCAACACTGTTATAGCTACTGATGCTATCCAAGTTAAAATCTTGGGTGCAGATTCTGCTGTAGTACGTTTCAGAGTTATTGCTTTGATTGCCGACATTGGTGATCCAACTGCAATGGTTCAGACTGCTGCTGTTCAGACAGGTGTCTAGTAACTAACTTCGAGAGGGCAGGGCAACTTGCCCTCTTGACAAATTTTACTTTCCGTGTTAGCCTTTTGCCAACTTAGCAGGGAAATACAGGGAGTATACAAATGCCATATTTAATAAGTAACATACCACACTTTAAGTGTTGGGTACGAAAAGAATTTACACATAACCACCAAATGTATCACGGTGAATATTTACACGCACTAGCAATAGCCGTGAACACAGTGCCAGACAGATGTCTTAGCTTTCAAGTTGTATTTACAGGATGTGAAAGTGATGACGATGAAAATGAACAAAATGTACATGGTGGTGCAATGTGGGCAAGGATGCCAATAACAGCACTTGTTGCTGATATACCATACGAAGAGTGGCCGCAAAAGATGCCAACGCATTTGACCCAGCCGTGGGATTGCAGTTCACATCACCATTCGGTAATGAAATTAGATAGAGTTAGTTCCTCCCCGTGGATTTGCAAAATAGACGGAGAGTTTCATAAAGGACAATATCTGTTTACTGTAGACTACACCGAACATGATATAGCAGATGATCCTGCACAACATAAACAAAGTCATGTACTACAGTTAATAGATGCAGGAGATTGGACAGGTAACATCGTTGCCCTACCAAACAACAGAGTAAGGGCAACAAGTCCTGCACTCTGGGAAACTGGCGAAGGACCTCCAGACTTTAGACCTAGTCAGTATATACATAACGCAGAGATTCACGAAACTTATCTTGATCCTGCAGTAACTTTTAATAATTTATATGTGGAGAATGACGAATGATGGGCAAGAAAAAAATGATGGCTGGTGGTGGCAAAACCAAAAAGTACATGGCTGGTGGTGGCAAGACCAAAAAAATGATGGCTAAAGGTGGAGCTATCGGTGGTATGAAAAAACCAACTATGATGGCTGGTGGAGGTAAAACCAAAGGTGGTAAAGCAGGGGGTAAAATGACTTTAGCTTCTGTAAGATCAGCGGCTAAAAAGATGGGTTATAAACTAGTAAAGGCTTAGTCAATGACCGTAAAACGTGGAAGCATGAAAGGATACAGCATTAAGAGTGGTGATAAGCGACCCACTAAGTCTGGTGCAGGGATGACTGAAAAGGGTGTGAAGAAGTACCGTAAAGAGAATCCCGGAAGTAAGCTCAAGACTGCTGTAACAGGCAA